CTAAAAATGGAACACCTTATTATGTTTATTATGATCTAGACGCACATGGATATAGAACTGCGACTACAACTTGGAAAGTGAGGCACTAATGTTGAGAGCATTTTATTTTGCACTGCACTTTGCAGTAATCTTTTTGGGTTGCATTATTGCAATCCATTGGGATATGACTTTGGGATTAATAATCGCAGGCACATTCACAGTTAAATGGTTTTTTATGTTTCCACATATGGAGGGCAGAAATGAGTGACTTTAATTGGTGTCATGGACCAAAGTGCCATGAAAGACATACTGTTGATAGAGTGCGAGGTGTTAAGGGCTCAAAGGTTTTAAGAACTCGTAAGATTAAATTAGATAATTGGAAAAGAAATACACCTTGGGCATTGTATTGTAGTCAAGGTTGTTACAATGATTTCTTCCACAAATACGTTAATGAGATCGTTGCCATTGCGCCGAGGACCGAGTGCCTTGAAACACCAATCAAGGACCCTGTAAGAACTAAACATAACAACTCTTACTATAATTGGTATGACACAAAAATAGAGGTTGACGAAACCAGGCAAAGTTGATAGGATTATCCTATTAACAAGAAAGGTATAATATGGAACAAACAAAAATAAACACAGACGTCAGCGAGTTTAAAATCATTGACGACGAGAAGAATACTCCGACACTAAAAGAAGCGCAGGCTTTCGTTGGTGGATATGTTGAGTGTATAACGTTTCCGAATGGAGACTTATTAATAGTAAACGAAGAGGGCAAGTTAAAACAACTACCTCTTAACCCTGAAGCAACTTTACTTTGGAGAATAACATTCACTAAAGATAAATACGTAACAGGATACGATGACTTCGTTGTAGGGCCTGCGCTCTACATCAAGAAACATGCTCTAAAAAATTGGGCATAACCTTTCTTCCCTCGGCCCTAACGGGCCGAGGGGTCCCAAACAAACTCCTAAGTTAGTTAATAATAAACAACCGGGTCCCCCTTTTTGTACAAAGGGGTCCCACTACTTCAGGTTGTATTGCTTGATTTACAGAGTTATAGCTGGTAAAAACATGTTGAACATCTTAAATAGGATGCAAAAAATTTTTTAAAAAATTTTAAATGAATTTAAATAATATAGATATAAGTAAACTACCTTCTGACGTTAGGAAAACATTTAAACAATTACAAGTTTTACACGCAGAAAAAAAGATACAGAACAAAGCTAAAAATGACTTTATGTCCTTTGTCAAATGTGTGTGGCCCGATTTCATAGAGGGGTCTCACCACAGACACATAGCAGATAAATTTAATAAACTTGCAACAGGCGAAATAAATCGTTTGATTGTTAACATGCCACCAAGGCATACTAAATCAGAATTTGCATCTTATCTTTTGCCAGCATGGATGG